CGCGGCAAGTTCGCCTTTTGCATCGGCGGCTTCCATCAACTTATACTTGATTGTGTCCTGTTTTTTCTCTCGTTGAATTCTTCTCAGAAACGCATAGTAGGTGATCTGAGTAAAATATGCAAACGGATTTTTAGACTTCTCTGGATCGAAGTTGGCTGCATACATCAAACAGTTTTCAATCGCATCGCCAACCATCTCATCACGGAAAGGATAGTTAACAAAGTTGGGTCGCGTAGATAGTCGCTCTGCGATCAATAGAAAACACTGTCCGATGTATTCGGTGACTGGCGGCTTTGGATCGCCGGACTCCTCTGCCTCAACAACAAGAGTCTTCCACTTCACCATTTCAGCGAAGAATTCTTTGTTGTCGATGTAGTGAGAATCAGTCATGCTAAAAGTTTACACTCTTTTTTTCTTATGTCAAGTAGTCATCAATATTTGGTGACCAATCTGTGTATCGTGTTCCATAGTCAGGATGGTTTTTGTCAACATCCTCAACAATTTCGATGTTCTTTTTGCCGCCTTTACGACGAGCATCATCTAACATTTCTTTGATGTCTTCAAAATCAACGCCGGGACCAAACTCAATCTCTTCCTCTTCGTCCTCTTCCTCTTGCATCATGTTCATTTTGGCTTCAACAATTTTCATAATTCTATCAATGTTGAATCCTGATGATGGTCCACGTTGTTGATTCAGTTTATTGAAGAGAGATGGGTTATCTTCAAGTCTTTTCTGCATATCATACGCATCAACAATATCTGGGTTCGCATCAAAAATTCCAACAATATGATCTCTTGGAATATCAATATTATTAGAAGTTGTCATCTTCATCCAGTCATACAGAACAATTGTTTCTTTTTTCGATCCACCCATAGGCTCAACGTAGTGCATCACCTTGATAACCATTGGTCTTTCAAGGCGGATGAATTCTTTTGTATTCTTGATCAGTCTTGCAACGACATCATCACCGCTTCTGAGTTTAAGAACCTTGAAGGGGGTTTTGCTCATTTCGTTCTCCTGTTAGTGGGATCTTCACGATCTTGTAATCAAAGCCTTCTGCGTCATAAATCTTTTTACGTTCATAGAAATGACGAAGTGTATGGTTTTCATATTTTTTCCATGACAAATCATCAACTATGTCGTAGAGTCGTGCGGTGCTTTTGTGAACAGACTTTCTAAGTTGTCTTCCAATACTCTGTAGCACCCTGACCCGACTCTTTGACGGTGACGCGAACACAATATTATTTAGGCGTTTGATGTTCACACCAGTTGAAAAAGTTCCGTAGGATGCGATGATGATTGAGTCATCTGTTTCTTCAACTAATTTTCTTACTGCCTCGCGTTGTTCGACATCGGTTCCTCCGTAGATAAAATGCACAGGTTTCTTAGAATCTTTGAGCATTTCGTGTAGCACCTTTCCGTGCTTCTCTACGAATTGAAATAATACAAGCGTGTTTCCCTTTGTTCTTTCTGCCAAGTCACATATGAATTTATTTCTGCGCTCGTCTGTGACAATCCATTCGATTTCATCTGCATACCTTGTTCTACGCATGAACTGACGATCAGTTCCCGTGTATGATAGCATCAGACAATCGATAGTCAAGTTGGAAAGCAGTTTTCGCTCCATCAACTTTTTGGTGGTCACAACTTTCTTGGTCGGACCAAACAGACCCTCAATCACTAACTTGTGTGTCAGTAGACCGTCGAGTGTTCCGGTTGTCGCTATACGGTATGGGCATGTGGTCAAGCGGGAGAGGATTTGTTTCAGCGATTTCGATTTGAAGAGGTGTGCTTCGTCGCCAAAGACAGTCCCAAATTGCTGAAAGAATTCTTCGGGCATGTTTACTAATGATTGCCATGTTGATATCACAACTCGACTGCGAGTTGCTTTTTCCTTTCCTGAGTAGAGCATGTGACAATGCGTTCGGGCATTCCAGCCTTCCCCGCCATACTCGATAAAGTCGTGAAACATTTGTGAAACCAGACCCACGGTGGGTACGATAACCAAAACCTTTTTGTCTTCGGGTGTAAGGTTCATAAAATGTCTCATAAGTGTATAAATGATCAAAGATTTACCCGATCCTGTGGGTGACAGCAGCAGACAACGCTCTGTGTTCATACCATGCAGGATGGCTTCTTTCTGGTGATCGTGTGGTTTTACAGGCTTCCCACCCAACTGAATGTCCAAACCGCTCAGAAGCGATTCTAGGTGGTCTGCTGACCATTTCTTTTTTGTGCGTTTTGGTGTCTCAATCGTGTAGCCACGCTCCTTGCAGAACTTGACGATGTACGACTCAAGCCCTGCATAGATTTTTTGTGAATACATGTTGTATAGTTTGATCTGCCCGTCCCACTTCTTCGCACGATAGGAGGGCATAAACTTGTGACCGGGAACCTTGAATGTGAAGAAATCAGACAACTCTTTTGCATGATGTCTTTCACACTTCACTTTGATATTACAGGAGTCTAAGTCCTCGATCACATAATCTGGCATACATTAGTATTTATCCTCCTGAAAGGAATCGCCGCCACTCAATGGCATTCTTAATCTTGGTGTGTCGGAATGTGATTTCTTTCACGACCTCTTCAAGATAGTTTACGATAGACTGAATGTATGCCATCTTTTCTTTTCTCAAGCACAGGTCATCATCGCCATTCATATAGACACTGATATCGTTGCGTAAAATTTTGTGATCAAAAGGTTCCCAACCTTTTTGTTTTAGGGTTTCCTCATCAATCTTTCCAGTGTAGTATTCCCACTTCAACTTGTAGAGTC